ACTTACACAGCTTCATCATTATTCTTAGGAAGTTCAGAAGTACAAGAAAACGCAGACGTTGCAGTAAATACATTATCACTTAAATTTTCAGGTGCAGATACAACAATCATTTCTTTATTGCTTAACAACAACTACATGAACAAACCTGCAAAAGTTTATAGAGGTTTTTTAAATGATAGTCAGGCATTAATAGCTGACCCATTTCTTTTGTTTGATGGAAGAATATCTAGCTTTACTTTAGAAGAAAATGAAACAACTTCATCTGTTAATATTATTATATCTTCTCATTGGGCAGATTTTGAAAAGACTTCAGGAAGAAGAACTGCTGAAAACTCACAAAAGATATATTTTCCTAATGACAAAGGTATGGAGTTTGCAAGTAAGACAGCACAAAGAATTAAGTGGGGTTCAGCATAATGAATGACTTGTATAGAACAATTCATTTATTTAGACAATTTCCTAAGTACGATAAATTATCTTATGAATTTTTAGTTAAGATGGTTACACCATCAATTAACTTAGACCAATATCAAATACACAGAATAGGCAATCAAGATATTGGATTTACTAACTGGGCATATCTAAGTGATAATGTTGAACAAAGATTTGTTTTAACTGGAAAGCTAAAAGACAATGAATGGAATTGTGGAGACAATATTTGGGTTATGAATGTATTAGCAAAAAGTAATTGTTTACAAATTATGAAATGGGTTAAAAATTATTTTAAAGAAAAAATTGAAGTTAATGAATCTGTTAAATGGGTAAGGCAAGATAATAACTTTCATATTTATAGAAAAGCAGAAAAGTTTAAAAGGGAGTTTCACGTTTAATGGCTAAAGGTGCAATAGTATCAGCAATCATTCAGTTCGTTATAACAACTGCGATAAGTTATATTATATCGCCTAAACCAAAAGCACCTAGACAATCATCACAAGACGAAGCAAAAGGAACATTAGTAAATAAAGATTCTAACAACAATCCTATTCCTGTTGTTTATGGTAAAAGACAAGTTGGATTAACTAGAGTATTTGTTGAAAGTTCTGGTGCTGATAATCAATATCTTTATGTCGCTGGAGTATTATGCGAAGGTGGTGGTGCAGGAATTACTGCAATAGATGAAGTTTATGTTGATGACAAACTAGTAACATTTGATGGTGCATTAACTAATGGAACTATAAGAGGAGTATCTAGTGGAGATGCTAATTATTATAAAGGTGGTGAAAGTTTAATATCTATTCAAGGATTTTTTGGATTAGATAATCAATCAGCTTCTTCTTTACTTGATGAGACTACTAACTGGACATCAGATCATAAACTATCTGGTCTTGCTTATGTTGCTTTACGTTTTAAATGGAATCAAGATGCTTTTAATGGATTACCAGAAGTTAGAGTAACAGTTAGAGGTAAAAAGATTTATGACCCAAGATTAGATTCAACTAAAGGTGGTTCTGGTTCTCATAGACAAGATGATGCAACTACTTGGGCTTATTCTGCAAACTCATCATTAGTTCTTTTAGATTATCTAAGAAATAGCAGATATGGAAAAGGATTACCTAATGATGCTTTTGAAACAAACTACGATTCATTTAAGACTTCTGCAAATACCTGCGATACACAAGTTACACCTTATTCTGGTGCAGTAAGCGATATAAACTTATTTGAAACAAACGCAGTTATAGATAGTGAAAAAAAGGTATTAGAGAATGTAAGAGAATTGCTTGTACCAATGAGAGCAATCTTTAATTACACACAAGGTAAATACAAAGTTATTATTGAAGGAACAGGAAGTTCACAATTACTATTAACTAAAGATAATGTTGTAAGTGAAGTTAAATTACAAGGTGAAAGCAAATCTGAAAAATATAATAGAGTTATAGGAACATTTACAAACCCTGAAAAAGATTATCAATCAGATACAGTTTCATATCCACCTTATGATGATTCTGCATTAGACCCAGCAGATCAACACTCAACAATGTTATCTGAGGATAATAATACTTTATTAGAGAGAAGCTTTGATATGCTACAAGTAACTTCTCCATATCAAGCAGAAGAAATTTGCGAGAACATATTAAAGAGATCAAGAAACAATTTAAAAGCAGAAGTAACAGTTACATCAGAAGCACTTAACTTATCTATTGGCGATATTGTAACAGCTACATACGACACAGCAGGATTTAGTGCTAAACCATTTAGAGTAATGTCTTTAGCTATTAATTCAGATTCAACAGTAACTTTAGGATTAGAAGAACATCAAGATAACTTTTATACTTGGGAAGAAAAAGGCGAAGCACCTACAATAGCTGATACTGTACTTCCAAATCCTTTTTCTGTATCTGCACCAGCTTCAGTTACTTTAGATGACCAACTTATTGAATACTCAGATGGAGTTGTTATTACTGCTCTTGATGTAACCATTGGTGCATCAACAGATAACTTCGTGGACTATTACCAAGTAGAATACAAATTAAGTACCGATACTGACTACATTGTATCTGGTCAAGTTAAAGGATTAAATCACAGAATACTAAACGTAGTAGATGGATTAACTTATAACGTAAGAGTAAAAGCATTTAATACATTAGGAGTACAATCTACTTATACTTCAGCAACAAGAACTATTATTGGTGGAATTGCACCACCTTCTGATGTAACAGATTTTTCTTGTAACATTATTGGTGGAGACGCACATTTATCTTGGCAACAAATTAGTGATTTAGATTTAGCACATTATCAAATTAGATATTCTACATTAACAACTGGTGCTTCTTGGGCTAACTCAGTTTCTTTAGTTGAAAAAGTTGCAAGACCAGCTACTTCAGTAACAGTTCCAGCAAGAGTTGGTTCATATCTTATAAAAGCAGTAGATAAAAATGGTAACTATTCTTCTAATGAAACAATCATTGAAACAAATGTATTAACAATAGGAAACTACAATGCTGTTGCAACACAAACTGAATCTCCTACATTCTCAGGAACTAAAACTAATACAGTTGTTTTAGATAACACATTAAGATTAGATTCTTCAGAACTATTTGATTCTGCAACAGGAAATTTTGATTCAGGAACTTCATTCTTTGATTCAGGTGTAAGTTCTTATGACTTATATTCTGAAGGAACTTATTTATTCTCAACACCAATAGACATTGGTGCAGTTTACACTTCAAGAGTAACTGCTTCTATTACACAAACATCAGATAACTTAGATGATTTATTTGACAGCAGAACTGGAGATTTTGATGACGCACAATCTAACTTTGATGGCGATACTCCAGCTAATTGTAATGCTCATATTGAGATTGCTTTATCTAATGACAATATAACTTATACTACATTTAGAAACTTTGTAGTTGGTGATTACACAGCTAGATATTATAAATTTAGAGTAACATTGAGGTCTTTTGATTTAGCATCAACTCCAGTTATTAGTGCTTTGTCTGTAAGTATAGATATGCCAGATAGAATATTTAGTGGAAATGATATTGTTTCAGGCACAGGAACTTATACTGTTGCATTTACTTTACCTTTTTATTCTAATTCTTATGCAGTAGGAATAACAGCACAAGGAATGGCGACAGGAGACTACTTTACAATTTCAAATAAAACTGTTAATGGTTTTGATGTTGCATTTAAAAATAGTAGCAATTCAGGAGTTACCAAAACTTTTGATTATTTAGCTAAAGGATATTAGATAGAATATGGCACAACACGACATGAATATTGCGAATCAGGGTTTCCCTGCATTTCGTTCAGATTTAAACAACGCACTTTCAGCAATTCAAACAAATCACTCAGGAACATCAAGACCAACTGGTGCTGTCGCTGGACAAATATGGTTAGATACTACAAATTCAACTTCTCCTACTTTAAAATTTTTTGATGGAACTGACGATATATCTTTAGCAACAATTAACTACTCAGCTAACACAGTTGATTGGTTAGATTCTTCAATCACAATAACTGGACTTTCAACAACTGCAACTGGAACAGTTTTAACACTTTCAGATTCAGCTTCAACATCTTCTGTTAATTTAATTTTAGACAATCAAAAAGAAGTTCGTTTTAGAGAAACAACAGCTAATGGAACTAACTATGTAGCATTAAAAGCACCAGCTAGTTTAGCTTCAGATTTAACATTTACATTACCTGCAACTGATGGAACAAATGGACAAGTATTAAGCACAAATGGTTCTGGTGTATTATCATTTACAACTCCATCTTCTGGTATTTCTTGGCAATCTTCAGTTAAGACTTCTGGTTTTACTGCAA